TGGGATGGAGGCCGTGATTGCCAAGAGCGAGCGCGGCCCGAAGCGCCGCATGGCGACCAAGCGCAAGGGCGAACCCGGGAAAGGCCCCGGCATCGCCATCATGATTGCGATGGGGAAGCCCAAGCCCGGCGCCGGTGGCCCGATGGCCGACAAGGCCGCGTCGATGCGCGAAGAACTGGACGCCTCCAAGGGCGAGGGTATGTCCAAGGCCGAAAAGATCGCGGCGCTTGAGGAGAAGATCGGCTATCTCAAGGCCGAACTCGCGCTGCTGAAGAACGAAAGCGACGAGATGGGCGAGATGAGCGACGAGATGGACGAGGAGATGGACGACGAAGGCGAGTACGACGAGGACGAGGACTAAATGCCCAAGTCCCCCGCATGGCAGCGAGCGGAAGGAAAGAATCCCGAGGGCGGTCTAAACGAAAAAGGCCGCGCCTCGCTGCGTGCCGAGGGACGCGACATCAAACCGCCCGTGAAGAAGGCTGAAGCGGCGCGGTCTGAGAAGAGTGCCAAGCGCCGCGTTGCGTTTTGCAAGCGGATGAAGGGCATGAAGCAGAAGTTAACGAGCGCCAAGACGGCCAACGACCCGGATTCGCGCATTAACAAAAGCCTAAGAGCATGGGAGTGTAACTGATGCCGGGTGGAACCCTAAAGTCCGCCGTTGTGACGGTGGCCGCGCAGAACGACGCCGCAACCGTGCTGGGATTGCCGTCCAGCGGGAACGTCGCCGTGCAGATTACTGGGACGTTGAGCGCCACCATCACGTTTGAGGTGACGGTGGACGGCACGAACTGGGTCGCGTTCAACATGGCGCCGTCCAACAGCGGCACTGCCGCGTCCACCGCGACGGCGGTGGGTGCATGGAGTGCTTCGACGGGCGGATACGCTGGCGTTCGGGCGCGATGCAGCGCCTACACCAGCGGCTCGCCGGTCGTCACGGTTCGCTACGCGGCGCTGTGACCGACGCCCCACTTGTCGCAGTGATTGTCGGAGGATCGCTGCTGGCAGCGGTCCATCGCCTCGCGTCGGCGTGGGAGCAGGTCGCAGACACACGGACACAGCACTCAACACTGCGGCAGGACACGGCGGTCGTCCCCCCTGCGGCGGAGATTCCTGACGATCTGGTGGCGGTGGCGATGCAGGAGAACGAAGCGTGGGCGCAGGAAGAACTGGTCCGCGTGATCCGCGAGAAGTTTGAGCAATACAAAGACTGGAACAAGGTCAGAGCCGCGATGGGCTTGGGACGGAGAGACTAAGTCATGACGATGCCACCGCTGGACAACGCGCCGTTCGCGGACGCCGTGCTAGAGGACGAACTCGCTCGGGCCTTGGAGGGACTGTCCAACAACCCGCTTTCGCCAAACGAACAAGTCGCTCCCAATCCTCCGGAAGATACGGGCGAACCGCTGTCGGAACGCGAAGCGGCGTTGGTCCGCGCCCTCTATGGCTATGACATTCCGCTGGCGGACCCGACGCTCAAGGACGATATGCCTGCATGGGCGTCGTGGTGTCGGAGCCTGTGGGATTCGCGGCGCGAAGCGGTGCAGATGCACTTGCATCTCGTCGAACGCAACCGCTTGTTCCGCGCCGGACAGCAGTGGATCAGCGCCCAAGGGCTGGGACCGTGGCGCGAACCGTCGCGCCCTCGGGATGCGGCGCGAGTGGTGTACAACATGATGGACAAGGCGTTGGATCAGCGCCTCCAGATCATGATGGACCAGAAGCCGGGGTTTGCCGTCACGCCGACGACGCAAGACCCCGAAGATAAGCGCAAGGCCCAAGCCCAGCAGTTGGCGCTGGAGTACCAGCACGAACAGCAAAATATGATCCGCGTGGCCCGAGAGGCGGGATTCTGGGCGCAGACGGACGGCCTGAGCTTTTGGCACATGCACTGGGACCCGGATCGTGGTCCGTGGGACGAGCGGCTGGGCGAACGGCCCGGACAGCGCAAGCCATTGGGCGACATCGGCTGTCAGACGTTGCGTGTGGAGCAGGTGCGCGTGTCGCCTAACGCGACCGCGACGCAGGCGCCGCATTGGGTCGTGATCCGCGAGGTGATCGCCAAGCAGGAGGCAGCATTTCGTTATGGCCTGACCGGCCTTGATGCCAGTGCCTCCAGCTTGCAGACTGGCAACACGCCAACCTACAGCGGCTCCGAAGGCATGGGCGCGTGGGTGTTGACGCAGACGACGATTGGCGAGGGGCAGCGACTCCGAGACGAAGAAGTGACGGAACGCTTCACCGTCTATCTGGCGCCCCATCCCGATGTCCTTCCCGAAGGACTGCAGATGGTGGTGGTCGGAGACGAAGTCGTGTTTGGCCCAGCCCCGCTGCTCTGGGGTGTGATTCCGGTGGTGCCGGTACGCGATGGGTCGAGCGACCCGTCGTACTACCCCCGCCCGATCATGGAGCAGTGGATCGACCATCAGATGCGCGTCAATGCGCTGCTGTCCAAGTGGGTCGAAAACATCCGCGTCAATGCGGGAGGCCGGTTCCTCACGCGCCCCAACGCGATTGCCACCGAGACGTTCATGGGCGGCGTGACCTCCATGATCGAAGTGCGCGGCGCTGGCAGCATGGGCGATTCGATTCAGCCGGTCAACGGGTTCAGCGTCGGCAACGATGTGAAAGAAGCGTTGGCCTTGGAGCGACAGGCGTTTGAGAACGCCTCCGGCTGGAACCAAGTCAGCCGAGGGCAGACCACCGGCGAGTCGGGCCGTGCCATCATTGCCACCCGCGAGCAGCTAGAGCGCGTGTTCAGTCCCGTGGTCGCCGCGATGGCGATGGCGTTCACGGACTGGGCGAAGGTGACGCTGGCCGGGATGGCGTGGGGCTACGATGTCCCTCGGGCGCTGGGCGCCGTGGGCAAGGGACGCCCCGATCTGGCGCGAGCTGTCAGTGCGTCGGACTTCGATGGGCAGTCGGATGTGCGCGTGGAGCAGGCCTCCATGATGCCGATGCCGATGGCTTTCCGCATGTACCTACTCGACAACTGGCTGCAGTCCGGCGTCATCGACCTCAAAGAATACCGGCGTCGGCAGATGTTTGCCGTGGCGCGGGATATTCAGTCGCCGGACGAAGATCAAGAAGCGCGAGCCAAGCGCGTGGCGGATGCCATTCGCATGGGCACGATGCCGCCCGAACTGCGCTGGCAGGATAACGAGTCGATTCACCAAGATGTGCTGGAGCGGGAAATCCTCTTGCAAGACGACTTGGCGCCGGAGGTCGTGGCGCAAGCGCAAGAGCGGTGGACCGCCTTGGCCAATCAAGCGATGCAAAAACAGGGTGGCATGGTGCCGCCTGCTGAACCTCCGGGTGCCCCGGGTGGGGGGCCTCCGGCTGCTTCTGTTCCACCCATCCCCACGGGCCAGTTGCCCTTGGCCGCAAACAATCCGCCGATTGGGGTCGCCCCGCTAATGCAGCAAACATTGGCAGGCATCCCGGAAGCGGAGGTTGCTGCGCGTCAAGCGGACATCTTATCCCGCCAGCAATAGGATCGTTATGACCGTTCCGATGGATGTGAGTTCCGCGATTGACGAAGCCGTCTCTGCGGCACTCCCCGTTTCCCAGCTTGCCTATGAGGAGGCCCCCTCTGAGGCCGAATCGCGTGTTGCCGAAGCGCCTGTGGATACCGAGGCTGAAGCCGATGTGGCTGACGCTGCCGCTGCGTCAGCGGATACGGAGGCTGCCGAGGGTGATGATGCGGGAACGCCGACGCCGGATATGCCGGAAGGCTATGTCGCCGTCCCCACGGTATCCGAAGGCCTAGCCACCGAGTTCATCCTCAAGGACGAACACGGGGAAGTGGAAGTCCCGGCGCTGATCGTGGAGTACAAGGCGAACGGCAAAGTGCGGCAGGACCGCTTGGACCAAGTCGTCAAGCTCGCGCAGTGGGGCGTGTACAATCAGGAACGCGAACAGAAACTGCAGGAAGAAGTGGAACAGCAGGTCGGGCAGTACCAGCAAGTGTTAGCCGAGCGTGAAGCGCAGATCGAACGCTTGCTGACCGATGATGACTTTTTTGAGTCGGTACGCGATGCGTTCATGTCCGAGAACTCGCCGGAACGGCGAGCCGAACGGGCCGAGCAGCGCGTGGTTGACTTGAAAATCCAGCAGCAGATGCAAACTATTAGTGCAAGTGGCGAGCAGTTCTATGCACAGGAAGTGATGCCAGCCCTGCAGATGATTCAGCAGGCACTGCCCACCCTGAGCGAAGAAGAACTGGAAGCTCGCTTGGAACTGGCGATGAAAGCGCACGCGGAAGTGGCCCCCAATGGGGTACCCTATGTTCCGCCGTCACGCTATGACGCCATCCGGCAGTACATCGTTGAGGATTTG